TTACTTATAATCCACAAACTGGAGAATATACAAGAATTACTACACCAGAGTTATATAAGGATGCTAATATTAAAAAAGGTATTGATGATGCTATTAAAGCTACGCGAGCTGCTATTCTACAAGGATACGTACCTGGTGGAGGGCAAACTCTTTACGATATTTCTACAAGACTCAACTCGACTCCAGAAGTAAAACCTGTTCTAGATGTCTTCAAGGGTGGATTGAGGGCTCCATTTAATAAGATTATAACAAATGCTGGAAAAGAGCCAAAAGATATTTTGTTTAAGGTAACTGAGGATATGTGGTATAATGCTGCTACTGACAAATATGAAAATATGTCGAAGGCAGGAATTATCGATCCTACCCTAGTGGTAGTTGAAGCATTAACTAATGCTGTATCGGCAGCTAATATGTTGATACTATCTGAAGTTACAATTCACGATACTGAACCTAGATATCAACCGGCTGATCCAGCTCAATATCAACCAGAATAATGATATTAAATCCACAAGAATTTATTATTGAAATACCGGATCTACATCCTGCGTCTAATGATTACGTAAATTTTTGAAGGGAACAGAAACAAAGAAGTATTGAAGGACATTGGTTGGGTGGCCATTATATGGTCCCCAACCTTTATTTTTATACGAACTTAGGTACTATCCAATTAAATAAAGGGAACTCGAATCATAAGAGTTACGACAGGCCTTGATTACGGGATTTAGAATGAAAGGTATTTAACTATTACACTGCTTGTAGAGGATTTTCCGGATTCGAATTAGATACAGAATTATCTTCTAACTACGCATTACTTATACCAGATGTTACAGACGAGTATCTATTAAATGAGTACCCTAATACTATTAGACCTGATGGAACTCGTAAAGAATTTGTTCACCCTCTTACTAACTTAACATCATTTCACAACTATCATAAAGGAAGAGCTCTGTTCGAGAATCAGATGAAGAATGGCCTTGTATTGGGTTCTCGAGATACTGGTAAGTCCTATATAGCTGGAGAGGGAATAGTATTAAAAGAATGGATTTTTGATGGAGCGGTAAAGTATGATGAACACACTATTAAGTATCCTAATACGGTAGATATAACTGTAGGAGCTGAAGATTCTCAAAAGTCTGGACTACTCCTAAACAAGACTAAGTCAGGATTAGATAGATTACCAGGTGCTAAGATTATAAATGGAAAGTACTATCCATCTCCTCTTACTAAACAATATACTGGTTCTTGGATTGTTGGTAAGCAAGTAACTGCTGAGTACAAAAGAAAGTATCCAGGAGGTTGGAAAGACGAAGGATCTAAGTCTATGATAAAACATAGATCTTTTAAGGATAATCCTTTTGCAGACCAAGGAGCACGTAACTTATTAATTGTACTTGAAGAAATCGGTATGTTTAGTTTGCTGAAACAGGTGTTTATGAACACCCGTGATAACTTGCAAGATGGTGATCGTAAGACCGGAATGCTATGAATGATGGGTACGGGAGGTGACATGGATAGTGGAACTCTAGATGCTCAACAAATGTTCTATAATCCTGCTGCATACGATATCTTTGATTTTCCTGATGAATGGGAAGGCAGAGGCAGAATAGGCTTCTTTATACCTGCGTATTTGTCTATCAACAGATACAAGGATAAAAAAACAGGATATACAGACGAGGTTGCGGCTAAAAACTACTGGATTACAGAACGGAATCGTGCTCGTACATCTTCTAAAGGTTCGCAAGAACTTCATAAGATGATTCAGTACAGACCTTTGGTTCCTTCTGAAATGTTCCTTGCAAAGTCCTCTTCTTTGTTTCCTTCTATAGAGTTGACACGAAGACTGCAAGAAGTCCGAGAGTCTAATGTCTACGAGTTAACTGAAAAGAAAGTTAAATTATCTTTTAATCCTACATCCTATTATAATGGGATTGATTATGTTCTAGATGAGGAAGCTAATGCTATCAATGAGTATCCGTGGAAACATGACGATACTGAAGGATCTGTGGTAATATACGAATTTCCATATATTGAAAATGGGAGAACTCCTTCAGGATCGTACGTGATTGGCTGCGACCCATTTAGAGATAATACTAATAGTGGTGAATCTTTCGCTGCTATTTACGTAATGAAAACAAACAAATACCCCACTACGGTAGGTCACAATGAGATTGTAGCTTCGTACGTGGGGCGTCCCTATTTAGGGGCATCCGAAGTTAATGAGATTCTTTATAAACTATCTTTATTTTATGGAAACGCTAAGATCTATTTCGAGAATGCAATTGGTAACGTAAAAGATTATTTTGAAAAGATCAAACGACTAGATTTATTAGCTGCCCAACCAACTACAGTATTAAATCGTAAAGCTTCTTTTAATACGAACCCTTCTGTTATATACGGGTATCCAATGTCTAACGACAAGATTAAATGGGAAGCGTTACAATATGTACGTACCTGGTTATTACAGGAACGAGAATCTGTAAACGATGTTATAAAACGAAATTTAGATTTAATCATTGATCCATTTTTAATACAGCAGTTAATAGCATTTAATCTTGAAGGTAACTTTGACGCTGTAATGGGTTTAATTGGATGTGTGATTGGGTTAGAAGAAATACATAATACTTCAAGAAATCAATTTACTGAACAAGCCTACTCTGAACTAGATAAGCAATTCATGAACACAGTAGTCAACAATAAACGTTTATTTAAATAAATGAAAAATTTTCCAAAGCAAAGAGTTTCCTTTGCTGAAAAATCAAAAAATGATTTTGAGTGGGCAAAAGACACGATAGATAGTCTACTATCTTTTTCTCATCAAAATAGTGCTGATGGTACGGGGTCCTCAGAGTTTAATCGAATGTTATCTAATTATCAATTATTTAACAATCAGTTAAACCAGAGAGATTTTGAACGAGAGTGTGAACCACTAGGGTTAGATGTGGGTCAATTTCAAGACGAGATTCAACCATACAATAAGACCTATAATAAAATACAAGTATTATTACGGGATGAATTTACTAGGCCATTTAATTACAAAGCGGTACTCGTAAATTCAGAAGGTATAAAGTCTAAGATTGCACATCAAGATTATTTGCTACGTCAATATGTGTCTTCACAGATTCAGAAAACAATTCAATCTGTATTACCTAATTTCGATCCTCAATTAGTAGAATCGTCTGCTAATCCTATGGATCCTGAAACAATTAGAAAGTATATGAATACTACGTATTTAGAGAGTCGAGAAATCGTAGCCAACAAGCTACTGAAACTTTTTGAGAAATCTCTCTCTATACCTGAGTTAAAGAATGATGGATTTAAACACGCACTACTCTCCGGGTATGAACATGTATATGTTGGATCTCACGAAGATAATCCGGTATTAGAGATACTTAATCCGTTAGGTGTATTCTATCATAAATCTCCCGAACAAAAGTATGTTCAAGATGGGCTTTATGCTGGATATAGAACGTATATGAGTACTGGAGAAATACTAGATACTTACGGCAGTTACATGACTGAAGAAGAGATCGAAAAGATTGATACGTTACATTCTGGATCTGGAGATTCAAAACCAGGTTTTGTGCAACTGTATCTTAACGAAGTAAATAATTCTAAGTATAGGGAAGGTTCTTATGGAGATAGTAATCAAGCTGCCGACTGGTTAGTTCAACACGTTGAATGGAGATCTCAGAAACAAGTGGGATTCTTAAACTTTATAAATGAGTACGGAGAACCAGAATTAGAATTAGTTTCCGAGCACTTTGAAGTTCCTAAGAATGCTGTGAAAACAGAACTCGTTGGAGACTATAATAAGAAGACAAAGTACTATACCTGGAAAGATTTGCAGGGTAATCCGTTTGCATTATCTTGGGGATGGGTACCAGAAATTTGGACTGGAACTCGTATTGGGGAAGAGATCTATGTTATGATTGGTCCTAAGAAGAATCAGTTTAGATCTATTGACGATCCATTTAATGTGAAGTTGGGGTATCACGGAGTAGTTTATTCAGCTATGAATGCTAATCCTATTGCTCTAATGGATAGAATGAAGCCTTTTCAGTATCTATATTTTATAGTAGCGCATAAACTCAAAAAGTTAATCGCTCAAGATAAAGGTCGCATCTTCCACTTTGATACTACAATGTTGGATCCGAAACTTGGTTGGGATAAGACGCTATATTACTTAACTCAATTAAATATAGATTTCTATAATCCATTACAAAATGCAGACAGCCCGGGTTGGTCTCAGAGAGGAAAAGTAACTGGCTCTACTGATATGTCTACAGGAGATCACATTATGAATTATGTAAATTTACTTAATTCAATTGATGCTCAAATCTCTGATGTAGCTGGAGTATCGAGACAAAGAGAAGGTCAGGTAGGACCCACTGAAGCAGTTACTAACGCTCAAGCCAATATTCAGATGTCTGCCGTTATAACTGAAGTATATTTCCATACTCACAACAAGTTATGGGAACATATATTGTCTTCTTTTGTACAGACTCTTCAGCAGGTATATAAGAATAAGTCGATCACTAAACAGTATGTTTTAGATGATATGAGTATTCAGACATTAGAAATGTCTCCTGATACATTAAATAATGTAGATCTTGGAGTATTTGTTTCTAACTCTCCTAAAGAAGAAGCAATATTTGAGTCTTTAAAGTCTCTATCTCAAGCATTAGTTCAGAATGATAAAGCTAAGTTCTCTGACTTAATCAAGATGTTGAAAACCGAATCCATTGAAGAATTAGAAGGATATATTAAGGAGTCTGAAGCCTCTGCAATAACTATGCAACAGGAGATGATGAAGCAACAACAGCAAGCGCAAATACAACTCCAGCAAGAGGATCAATCTTTTCAACTGGAATTCCAAGCGAGAGAACTTGCTTCGAAAGAGTATATTGCTGAGTTAGATACTTTAAAGTTCCAGAAGGATCAAGATAGTGATAATAATGGAATCCCAGATCAGTTTGAATTGGAGAAGTTTAAGGCTGATTACAATTTAAAAAGATCTAAGTTGAAGTTAGAAGAAGATAGGTTTAAAGAGGAGACAAGGCAACGAGATGCTGAAATCCAATTAAAGAAGAGATCACTCTCCAAATAGAGCTATAGTCATTTCAAATAATATAAAACAATAATAGCATTTACTTTACCCAACACAATAATTTTGTATGAATATAGAAGACTATATGTTTCCTACTGACGACGAGTTGAATCTCATCCCACCAGTTGAGGAAATAACAGAAACAGACTTGCCAAATAGTGATGATAATGATGACGACTCTAATGATTCAGGAGATAATAATCCTATAGAAGTTGACGAGGAAGCTTCTACATATTTTGAATATGCGAAGATAAATAATCTTATCGAAGTTCCAGAAGATTTTGAATTCGATGGGACTCCAGAAAAATTAGAAGAAGCAGTACAACTTACTGACCAAATTAGAAATAAGAGAGTTGTCGAGCAAATTTGGAAAGCATTGCCAGAAGATTTTAAACCTTTACTCATGTATGGATTAGAGGGAGGAAAATCTTTGCAAGACTACTTGAGTGCTTATGCACCCATTGATTATGATAATGTTAATTTATCAGATCCAATAACACAAAAACAAGTAATAAGGGATTACTACAAAGTGATTAACCCAAATTACAAAGAAGATAAAATTGAGAGAATGATAAATACGTTAGAGCGTATGGAAAATACTTCTCTCGAAGAAGAAGCAGAAGAAGCAGTAGAGTATCTCAAAGGTTTAAAAGAAGAGCAAAAGCAAAATCTTATAAACACCGCCAAGAATCAAAAGATTCAAGATGAGAAACTCGCTGAAGAAAGGGCTGCTGCAATCACAAATCAGATAGAAAGTTCTAAGTTAGATTCACTAAGAAAGAACAGAATAAAAAATGTACTGTTTCAACCAATACAAAAAGAGGAAACAGTTACAACCGAGTTTAACTATTTTTTGCAATCCGCATTGAAGAACCCAGACCACCTAATCCAATTAGCTGATATAATGGCTGACTACGATCCAAGAGTGGGATTTAATTTTGATCGTCTTAATAAACGATTAAAAACAGAAAATGCTAAGAGTTTCAAGGAAACAATGCAAGCTAAATTAGACACTCGTTCTCAGGTTAAGAGAGGATCATCCGTAAAAGACACTAAGGATGACTTCGATTTATCAAAATGAATACGTAATTAAAACATGGCAACACCACAATCAAGCTTTATCATTCAACGTCTTCCTTCGTTCGGCGGCACTTTTGTCGATTCACAATACTTAGGAAATTCGTATGAAACTGGTAAACCACACATTTTCGAAAATACCATCACACAAATCTTTTCTTCGCAGAACGATCTGTTTAACGGAAAGTTAATCAGCAACATGACTGGCGGTAAATCGGCTATCAAAGAAATTGATACTGAAGTTTATCGTTGGACCCTCATGGGAGCAGAGGAGAAATTTGCTCGCGTAGTAGAGAACTTAGAAAGCTCTAATACGATGCCAGGGTTGCACGGTCAACCTTTCAAACTTAAACTCGATCTTAACTACTACGCTGCCCCAGATGTATTGTTTGGTGAAGATAACGAGTACCCACTCGCTATTGTAGACGGCCCCATCGCTGACGGTACTGGCTTTATCTACACGGTTAAATTACAAGGAGATAATCCTACCAACTACTTACCAGTTGCTCTTTTGAACCCTGGTAGAGAATTTTCCAAAGTATGGACTTCTGTTGCTTCCGAGTACAACGGAATGTTTGGAGGTCAACAATATCCTAACTCTTTCAAACTTGAATCTCAAGTTTCCGCATTTGCTCAAAAGTTCACTGTAACTGATAAAGCATGGAGAGAAGAAGGTCGCTTAGGCATCCAATTTAATTATACTGTGGATGGCAAAACCAAAGTTGCTTCACGTTTCCTTCCTATGGCAGAAGCCAAAATGTGGGATGAGCTTCACAAAAGCATCGAAGCACAACTTGTTTACGGTAAAAAGCAAACACAAGCTGGTCCTGATGGATACTGGGTGAAAACGGGTCCTGGCCTTCGTCAGCAGTTGAAAGATAGCTGGATTCAATATTACAGTGGTCCGTTATCTGTAACTGACCTAAAAGATTATCTGTTAGATATCTTTATTACTCGTAAAGACGAAAACCAACGTAAAACTGTCGCTATGTCTGGAACTCTTGGAGCTCAACTTTTCCATGACTCTCTCGTTCGTCTTACTTCTGGGTACTTAACTGTAGATACCAATTTTATCAATAAAATTGCATCTGACACTTCTACCCCACACTTGGCTTATGGTGCGCAATTCACTCGTTACAATGGCCCACACGGTATGACGATTGACTTCATGGTAAATCGTTCGAACGATGACCGCACGTACTGCAAGCGTATGCACCCACAATATCCAAATCTCCCAGTCGATTCTGCTCGTTTTACGTTCATGGATTTAGGCACTTCGGGCGGCGAAAATAACATGCAGATGTTGCGTGTTAAAGATACCTTCCGTTGGGGATACCACAGTGGAACTTTGACTCCTACTGGTCCCGTAAAAGGTGGCGCTGTATCTGCTATGAAAGCGGGTTATGATATGTTCTGTGAAGGAACTGCTGGTCTGTGGATCAAGGATATCACACGCTGTGGTGAGTACATTTTTTCTTACGAGGATTAAATTATAACAGACTATGAAACTAGTTATAGATTCTACTTATGTGCACAAGGCCGTTTTCGGTAAACAAAAGTATGACAGATTAACATTAATAGAATGTGTAGGTTATTTTGAAGAAGGCTCTAAAAAAAGAGCAGCGTTTAAATTTAAATGTGATTGCGGGAAATATACATTTCAAAACGCAAGGGATGTAAAGAGTGGTAAAGTTAAATCATGTGGCTGTCTTCATAAAGAAGTAGTTGCAAAAATTGGTAAAAATAATTCTTTAAAAGATTGTCAAGGATTTACTAATTTACTTTACTATAGATTTCTTGCAGGAGCTCAAAGAAGAAAGATTAATGTCGCTATTAATCAGACTCAATTTGAATCCTTTTTACAAAAAAGATGTAATTACTGTAACGCAAAACCTACAAACACTTTCAAGGCTAAAACTGCTTGTGAGTATCATTATAATGGGTTAGATCGAATAGATTCTAAGAAAGGATATACTATGGATAACATAGTTCCTTGCTGCAAATATTGTAATTGAGCTAAGAATAAAGTTAGTTTAAAAGAATTTGAAAGATGGATAAATAATTTAGTCACCTATAGGTGTACTTTAAATCGAGCAAAAACGGTAAACGGTGAGATCCCCAATACCGTGCTAAACTCTACGATTACGAAAGGCGTAGAGTCAGTGTAACGCATAGCTACTGAATAAATATAACGTAGCCACGAGTGCTCGACTCTGATATCAGAGATAATATATGCTGAACTTATACGAAATGAAGTATAAGAAGTAAAGGATAAAAAGCCTTTACGATAACAACAAGCTATGATTTCGAAGCATAAATGTGAACCAATATCATAACTACATTACTATCTGTAATAAAGGAATTAATCAAATGAAATTCAAATCGATTATTCGTAGAGGATAAACTAAATAAATTAGTACTGATCTATGATAATTTAAATCATCTAATAGGATTACCACAAGTTAATAGTTGTGCAATCGTTAGAATAGAAAACTCTGGCGGACTGATAAACTCTAATGTCCCTCTTTACTATAGTGTACTAAATGAAGTAGTTGATGATAGGGTTAACACTATTAAAAACGAAACCCAAAAAATAAGAGTAAATGAGGATGATGTGAGAGTATTTCTAAATGCTATAAGAGAAGATAGTCACTTTATTAAATTAACTGAGACAACTACTATAAGGAAGATCTTAGTTAAAAATAATCTTAAGTGGTCATATTTATTCTTCTTGAGAGCAACTAAGAAAGAAATAATCTTTTTGAATATTTGTGGAGTAGATGATTTAGAAATGAATCAATCTATTCATTTAACTTTTCAGCTTATGGCTGAAAAAATAAAACAATTAGTATAATGTACGATTTACCTATTGCCGGATTTTTTGGAAGTCTAACGAGTATTTTAATTAGTATTCGTTACAGTGCTCTTACAAAAAATAAAATGCTTAGCTACATCAGTAGACTAGTCGCTGGCGTAGTTAGTGGGCATTACTTAACACCTTTATTTACTTACTATTTGCATGTAGATGATAAATTCTTGAACTCTTCCTCCTTTATAATAGGAATGTGCATAACACAAGTTGTATCATTAATACATCGAACAGTTCACAAAGAACTAGACACAGATCAATTAGTTGATCTAATTAAAAAGAAAAATACTTTAAATAATAATTAAAGGACCCTGTTATTTTGGGTTAATAAATAATAAAAAATATGGCATTAATTTTTGTAAATAGTATTCCTAGATCTACCGCTACAGGAATACATGATTGGGTAAACGACTCTTCTGGAGTCAAAATGCAAAAGGTAAAAATTGGGAGATGTAATGATGGAATCCGAGCTCTGTACTCTTTGAGTAAAGGGGGACTTGCTAATTACATCTCCTATACTCCTTGGATTGAGAATGGAGTTCCAGTACTCGACGAGAAAGGAAACGCGCTGACATTGCAGCAAAAGATGGAAAAGAAATGGAATAAACCTGCTGGATACTTCAGTAATGTTTCTCCATTACGTAATGAGTATGTTAAAGATGAAGACAGAACGTACTTTCAAAGTATGTCCTGGAAATTAAATGATGGTTCCACCGTCTTTGATACTTCTACAATGGATGGAGAGATGGGGTACTACGTATTACTTGCTTCTTCTAAAGTTGCTAATTCAGAGAAAGAGTGGAGACAACATATTTGGCCAAAAGCGGAGTGGTATATATCTTTAGAGAATGAATCTGAACAGATTAAATATCAAAAGAATAGTATCAAGTCTAAAGCATTCTCAATATTGGAAAGTTCTTCTTTCACTGACGTATACAAGAGAAAGTTCATCACTTTGTTGGACTTAGCAGATTCTAAATCCATCTTAACTGCTGAGCAGGTTCATAATATACTCTTTGAATATATAGATAAATCTACATTTATTCCAGGATCGAACATAGATAAGTTCAACGAACTTAATACGTTGCTATCTACGGCTACTGGGAGAGATGAGTTTGAAGCTAGGTACTTACTCAAGCAAGCAGTTAACTTACGCATTGTATTTGAGAAACAAGATGTATATACCTGGGTTAGACCCAAAGGACAAATTGTACTTGGAGATAGGTTTAGAGACGCTGTTGCTTTCATCTTAAATCCAAAAAAAGCTGAAGAAGTTGAAGAACTTCAAGAAGCAGTTACAGCTAAATTAGTATAATGACAATATCGGAAGCACATTATCAATTCAAATTAAATATGGATCGAATTGATAGCCTCTCTACTTCGGATTTTAATAAAGCAGAAATTGATTGGCTCTTAAATGAAGCCGCTTTAACTTTCTTGAAGAGAAGAACTTCTACTTCAAATGCTAAGCAAAGAGGCTTTGAATCTGACCAAAAAAGAATAGATGATCTGTCTACCTTAGTTATTAAATATCCTTTACAACCAGCTATTGTTCCAACAAAGATTAGTGGAGTATACGAATTAAAATTTGAAGATTTTGCGTATGATTATTTTCAGTTAGTCTCAATGTCTGCTGATGTTGAGATTGCTCCTAATTGTATTCAGAATCTACAGTTAAAGTTCGTGCAACACGACGATTATATTGGAGCTCTCAAAGATCCATTTAATAGCCCCTCACAGGAGTTCTTACCATATAATTATGGGAGAGCTACAGTAGGGAATAATACTTCTATTTATATATACCCAGGAACATATTCAATAAATAATGTATATCCTGAATATATTAAGTACCCAACAAAAGTATCACTAGGAAACTACACGTATATAGATGGTAATATTTACCCTCCGACTACGTTTGATTTTCCAGAGCATACACATAACGAAATAATCGATATAGCTTGCGAAATTGCAGCTATGAACATCGAAAACCCTGAATACATTCAACTAAAGAGTAGAAAGGTATTCTCGCATGAATAAAATATAACTAATATAATGAATAACTCAAATAAAAGACCTGTTGAATCCTTTGTAGTTGCAGAGGTAGGTCAAACAACTATCCCTTCTTCGGGTGTGTTGAGTAATACTTCGACTGGGGCAGTTAACCTTGCTCAAGGCCAACTCGGTGTGATCTCTTCTTCTATTTATGGTACTGTAGCCTTAAATGCTTTTACAGATGCAACACCAACTGTCGCAGAAGCTCCAGTGATCTCCATTGTTAATGGAACATCTACTTCCGCTAATCCTAGTTCTGTTGTTACGTACCCATTGTGGAATCGTCCTTTCGAGGCAACTACTCCTATCGATGGTCGTGGAACTGTAATCGTAACTAAGCAAGCTTATCGTG